ATGGATTTAAGAGTGGAAAATAAAATTAAAGAATTGGAAAAACAAATAGTTAATGAAAAGGGGAGTAGTAAAATATATAGTTTAATGGGAGGTGCTTATGGATTATAGAGAAATAGAACCATACAAAGATAAGAACAATAGTCCTATACAAGAAGAAGATTTTATTAGAAAATGAAAAAGTTTGTCAGGCTCTTAACTGTGACAATGGAACGTTGTTATATGAATAATTAGTGTGGGATTACAACAAATGTAAGTTAGAATTAGCTAATGAACCAAATTATCCAGACTCATATAATAATGATGAGGTAGAGATTATAAGTTATAATAAAGCTGTAGGATTATTAAGAAGTATATAATTAGGGAGATGGGTGTATGTATTGTAGTAAATTATTTAAAGAAGAAAACACTGTTTTTATGATGGATGATACGGGGACAAAATTAAATTTAGAAGATGATAGAGTTGTATATAAATATGAGAAAGTTAATGATGTTGAAGTTAAGGATATGATAGCTCAATATTTAGGGAAAGATTTTGAAAAAATAATTAAAGAAATCGAAGAGTTGGTTGATAAGTATAATATAGATTACTTTATGTGTGGAGAAGGTAAAGAAGTGTGTCAAGGTTCTTTAGCCCTTGTTTACAATATAAATAATAGAAATTCTTATATAGATTGTGATTTAAAAGTATTTGTAAATCTTGATAACAATTGCAGGGAAGCTGATAGAATTAGATATATGATTAAATTTTACGCTGGATCAACTGGAAATAACTATGGGTTTGATTTCTATAAATACTTCACTTATGATGATTTTTATATAATAAAGAATGAGTTAGAAAAGTATTTTGCATCTAAGGAAAGCGAAAGTAGTGATATAGGAATAATCAATACCTGTTCAAGTAATATATCAAGAAGAATAAGTAGTTATTATAGATAAAATATGCAATTTGTAAGATTATTGAAACGGAGGAAATGAGGGGATATATATGCCATATAGAATTATGAGAACAGAAGAAGAATTTACGGATAATTGTCCGTGTGCTTATGAAATTTTAGATTACATTGACACTATAGATACAGATGTTAGATGGTGGTTTGATGTAGCCTACAATCAAGATTTTGGTAAAAGATATAGTACGATTTTTAAATCATATGCTACGGACGAATATAAAGACTATATTTTGTCAATAGAAAGTAAATTTATAAATGATAAGTGGGAACATAAAGTATTTAAAAAAGTAGATGGATTAACTGCAAAGTAGCTATTCATAAAAACGAGTTTTAAATAGGGGAAGGTGTAAAATGAAAAATACTATTAATTGTGAAATATGTGGAAAAGAAATCGGATGGTATGACAACAAAGAAAGAATTATAAATATGTATCCACCAAAAGATGAATGTGATGTTGAGTATATTGGAAGAAGCATTATAGCTAAATTTACTTGCTGTAATAAAAAGCAATGTGTAGAAATGAAATAATTAGTTTAAGAGGGGTTTAACCCCTCTTTTCTTAATTGGAAAACAATTATAAAGATGTTAAAATAGCATTTACCTTATAATTAGATATAAATATACTGGTATCTACAATTAGATTGAAAATCTCAAAGAAAGTTAGATATAGATTATGTTAAATATTATGTTTTAATTGTGGGGTTGAGTAAATAATAATGGCAGATTTATCGTTCAACTAAAACTTGAAATATCAGAAAATGAAAATAGAAAAGATTTTAGTTTTAGTGAAAAAATGAAATGGGCAGGAGAGCTGAAGAAAGAATATAGTAAGATTGCAGAAAAGAACATGAAGGGTGGTAAACTCCTTGTCAATATTGACGGAGGGTTAAGTAATAAAATCGATACTAGAGAACAAGTAGCAAAAGACCTTGATATTTCAACGGGTACACTTGCTAAAGCTCAATACATATACAATAATGCACCTGAAGACATGATTAAAGATTTAGACGATGAAAAGCTATCAATTAATAAAGCCTATAACACTCTAAAAGCACAATTGCAGGCTGAGAAAGATAAGGCAAATCAATTAGAACAGAAACTTAAACAAGAGCAATCTAAACCACCTAGAGTTGAAATTAAAGAGGTTGAAGTTGATAATACTGATTATACAATTGTTAAAAAGGCACAACAACTAGAAAATATATTAAACGAGTTGTTCAGTTGTTTATTTTCAAACAATATAGAAGATGAAAGTAAAAGTAATTTATGGTAATATATTTATATAAATAAAAATGGGGGTTAAATCATGGGAGAAAAGTTGAGTGTTGAAGAAATAATTAAACATAACCTTGATGACATAAAATTAAGTGATATGATTATTTTGAAATGGCTTTATGAAGGCAGAGATATTAGTAATTTAAAGTTAGAAATTGCAACTAGGCATAGTCGTATATGTTACTTAAAATATTATTGTAAAGAAAATAATTTAAAATTTGAAGATTATTATACAGATAGGTTAAGCAAGAGTTTGCCTAGGTATAGTATGCAACAAGCATTGCGTGATTTATAAATTAATCATTATTTTCGATATAGAAAATGTCGGTAAAAAACTCTAAATTACTTACGATATTAAGAATAAATAACGTAAGTAATTTAGAGTTTTTATTATTTTGCACTCAATGCCACTAGGAAGATTTAGAAATTGTCGTAAGTAAATAAGAAAACTATCAAAAAGTTACCTTTAGTACTCAATGCCATCAGCTAAATATGTACAACGTAGTAATATCAATAACTTGAACAATGATTTTATTCAATACCACAGGGCTTTTAATGGACTTTAAATAAGAAAGTACGACATTTCCTATACTTTGAAAGCATTAAAAGGTATATAAATTGATAGTGAAAGGTAGCTTTTGATAGTCAGGGTGTACAGATTGATAGTGAAATTCAACTCAAAACCACAGTCTGTAATTTATCTTGGTCGGTATTTTATCGTAAGTAAATGAGAATTTGTACTCAATACCACTAGTAACTATCAAAAAGTTACGTTATAAAGTCTATAATTTCAAAAAATAACGTAAGTAATCTAGAATTTAACCTCCAATCTGTAGGAAATTTCGGTAATTTATCGTGTTTTTGCATTCAATACCACTAGCGATAACGTAAGTAATTAAGAAAATAGATAAAATGCCGACCTTGTGGTATTGAATGAAATTTGTTATTAAGTATTGAATTAAACATACCGTAATTGTGGAGATAAACTACCTTGATTGTAGCTTTAAGAGATTGAAATTTATTTAAAATAGCATGTCTTAGTAAATATATCAATGTTTTATCGGAAGTTTATGGATTGTACTTATATAATTTCATTATATTTTAATAAAATTAGCCACAATCAAGGTATGTTTTTATGTTAAAGTCCACAATTGAGGTATAGTTAGAATTTTGAGTGAGGTATTGAATAAAAATAAGACCATGACTACATATGGTCACAGTCTTAACTAATATTCTTATATAGTTTAGGAATTCCAGCTAAAGCATATACACGGTAAGCGTCTATGTTTAAACATATCTTTAGTAAGTCATCAATATCTAAAATTTCAATGTTTATATTTGCTATTTTACTATTATTAATACTGTTGCAAGTAGTAATTCCATTTTGATTAGATCCATGCAAAGTTACTAAAATTCCATTGGATACATTATTTTCAATCATTGCTCCACAAAGTTTTTGAATTATTGGTCTTCCTGGTATTCCTTTATCTGACTTGAAATGTTTGCATTCAATATAGATTTCTTTGCCATCTTTCCAAAGGATACAATCTCTTCCACCATCATTGCTTTTAGGTGTGACTATATATCTATTATTATCAGACAAGGCTAATAATCGTGCAACAAAATATTCAAACTCTCTATCGGTCATGTCAATAATACGACGATGTATATAGATTAAGTCGCTTTCGATTAAACTTCTTGTTTTGATATTTTTGGGGGTATCAATTTTAACATAATTCCCGTGTTTTCTAATCATATATGAATTATAAAATAAATAAATAATTAAGATTATAATTAATGCTAAGACGCTGAAGATGATTAAGGTTTTACCAATGTAAGAAAATAAAAACATATATCCTCCTAAGAATTAATAATTGCTTTAAATACATATGATATAAATTTAATAATATTCATAAAAATAAAGGTCACAACTAAGCACAACCTTTATTAAATATGTATTTTAAAATTAAGTCCTCTAGATTCTTTATGTAATTATCTCTCTCATGTCTAATTTTATCTATTTTGTCTATTTCAAGTGTCATAGAATTTTTAAGGTCATCAAGGGCTTTATCAATTAATTCTTTTATTATTACTTTAAACTCTTTTAATAATTCATCATTTGAAGATTTTTGAGTCTCTTTTAATTCCTCTAAAAATTTATTGTTCATAATCCTAATGTCACGTAGTAGTTCAGTTTTAAATACAAACATTTCAATTTGATTCTTGGCATATAGTTCTCTCATTAAATCTTCTTCAGTTTGGTTTTCTTTATTATCCATTTATAATCACCTCTAATTTAAAATAAAAGGCTATTCATTGATTGAATAACCTAATCCTTCTTAATCCATTCAATTTTATAACCAATAATATCAGCTATTTCAAGAACTTCACTATATTTTAAAGCCTCTTTTCTAATCTTATTACTTAAATTTTGCATAGTGTAATCACAGCCATTTCTTCTATTAAGTTCTTCAGCTATTTGAGTAATTGTCCACCCACTCGAAACTATATAACCTTTGATTTCTTCTTTTAGTCCCATCATAACACCTCCTATCATACAGTATACATATAGATTTAATTATGTGCAAATAAATTTAAAATTAAATCTATAAATTTAAAACTAAGTATTGACATATTAAATCAATAGGTTTAATATTAAATTAAAGATAAGAATATTAAATAAATAGATTTAATAAGGGGGATATAAAAAATGAGTAAAAATGTATTTAAAAAATTAAGTGAGATTAAGGAAATAGTAAGTTGCTTCATGGTAGACGAATTTGAGCAAGGCAGCAATATAATTCTAGTTAATAAGGGTGACGAAGATGATGTAACCTTTATAGATGATATTGAGAGTTATAGCTGGAAAGGAAATATGCTAAGGATTGCTGGAAAAGAGATGAAGATAAATTCTCTTAAGGAGTTAGGGGGTTTTGGAGAGAGCTTAGACTTAGGGGAATACATATTACAAGTTCTATAATCAAATGGATAATAGGTTCTTTGAAAATTGAATAGTACAGTGTTTACAATATATGTTATAATTATTTCATAATAGTATTATATTTTTTATTAAGTTTAAAAAGGAGAAATATTATGACATGTGCTAAATGTAAACAGAAATTTTCATATAAGGATATTTTAAAAGCCATTATGTGCTATAAGTTAATCTGTAAAAACTGCAAAAAAAAGTATAAAGTTCCTGCCTTATATAGATTAACAATTTCTATACTTTTTGCGTTGCCAGTATTTTTTCAAATTTATTTAATAAATATTTTTAGCTACTATGTAATTATAATGTATTTAGGGTACTGCATAGTGGTTGTATTAATAAGTTCTTTATTTGTTAAATTTATTGAAGAACAATCTTAGATTATTATGAAGAAAAATTAAATATTAAATCATATGGAATACTGTACTATTCAAAACTGAATAATACGGTATTTTTTATTTCGCAATTTGTAGATATTGAGAATTAAATAGAGAATTTGTTCTTTGAAAATTGAATAGTACGGTATTTGAAAAATATGCTATAATTAACTCATAATTGTATTAAATTATTCATTAGAGGGGGATTATGATGAATAATAGTTCGTATAAAAAACTTAAATTAATTGCTATAGGAACAATCATTATTAGTATAATTATGTATCAGGGAGTTATTTTGTCTGAGTTATTTATTAATGATTTATCTAATAAGGAATATGTTTTATTGATAGTAATAACTACTATTCTAGTAGTTAGCATATTGGGATTAACAAGTGGGGGAATTTCTTTTATTAAGATTAGGAAAATGAAGTCTAATAACGTAGATATACCTAAAACAGATGTTGTTTTAATGGTAATATCTGTAATTATTAATTTGGGTATAGTTATTTATTCTTTCATGAGTTTAAGTCTTATTTTATATTTTATTAGAGCATGATCGTATTAAATTGTTCATTAGAAATGTGGTTAAATGTTATTAAGAAAAAATATAGGAGGGATATATTAAGATGAATTTAAACGGTAAAAAAATAGTATTAACTGTCATAGGATGCATAATTGGAGTTGTAATAATGTTAGTTCCAACAATAGTTACAGGTTTTTCATATAGTAATACCAATGCAATGGGAGGACTTATTGTAAGTGAGTTTACTATGAGAGTAGTTTCACATATTATTGGATTACTGGTTATATATGACTCTATAAAGACATTAAATAAATCTATGAATTAGATGTAATCTTAAATTGTTGCATATTTGTATTAAATTGTGTATGAAAAGGAGCAATTCTATGAGGAAAAAATATTTAGGAATAATTATAGCTGTTATAGGTGTGATTGGATTTAGCATTTTAATGGGGATGGCTGAACTACTTAGATTTATGGTGAATTATAGGGGTGTTCCGTCATTTATAATCATAAAAGAAAATTTTTTATTATCTTTTATAATCATAGCAGCTGTTATATTTATTGGTATTTATCTAATAATTAAAGATAAAAATCATGAATTTAATGAAAATGACCAATCTTAGGTCATTACATACTTTTAGGATTTAACATAACAACGTATTAATGCACGAAATAAACAAACGATTTGAAAGAATGTGTGGTGGTTGAACTTATGAAAGTTAAAGAGTTGATTACTTTTTGGACTCCTTTTGCAGTTTTAGTTGTAATTGGTCGTAGACTACTTAAGTTTGGATTTAATTTAAATGCTTTTAAATCTGGATTTATAACTGAATTATTTACTGGAGTTATTGTATGTTTAGTTGTTGTTATAGTACTAGAAAAAAGAAAGAAAGTACAATAGGAGTTTAAATGTTAATATATCATAGAATTAAAATTAAATACTAATTTAATCAAGATACCGTACTATTCAATTAGAATATGCGGTATTTTATTTACAAATAATAGGAAATACAAAATACAAGTTTTATTGTAAAATTAATTAGATTAAAAAAAAACTAGCGATACAATAAAAATACCACTAGACTGCATAGGGAATTATGTAATAATTTTGGTCATGAAAAAAGTATCATTTCTGAATAAAAAATGATAAACTTGAAATAGACTATTGAAACACAAAAACACGCACGTAAAATATTTTCTTTTTAAAAATTACGTTCGTTTTATTTAATATTTCATTTTTAATAGCCACTTAACAGGTGGAATATCAAGATTTTTTATTTTTTCTACTTAATGACTATAAACATATATTACACTGTTTTTGTTTCAAAGTCAACACTTATTGATAGTTATCTTTTATTATATATACTTAATTTTTTAATAGGCTGATTTTGTACATCTTAATATAATGGGGTGTACAAGCTTGAGTCTATTAGATTCAAAAAAATTATAAAGAGTGGTGGACTTAATAACACCAGGAGGAGGAAATGTTATGAAGATAATCAATTTAAAAGAAGGTATGGAGTTATATTATATTAACAATGATAATGTTGTTAAAAAGTGTACATATGAGTATACAAATAAGAATGGTAAGAAATACGTTTCATTTATTAATAAAAGAGGTGGAGTAAGTTATGCATTCTTGCCAAGGGGAACAGAATTCTTTTCTTGTGAAGATGAAGCTTTAAAAAGAAGAGATAAAATTATATTAAAAATATATGAAAATGAAAAGTTAGCTAAGGAAAGAGAGTTGGAATATAAACTGAATAGAAAGAGATATGAAGAAGAAGGAAGGATAGCATTAGAAGACATATTAAGTAAGGTTGAGAATGTTAATAGATTACCATTGTGGGAAGTGGTTGAAGAATTAGATAATAACTATGAGTTAAATATAGATGGATACGATGTTTTAACAAGTAATTTCAATGAAGAGTTCTTAATTGCAGATGGAACAAAGATTGTAATAAAAGATGGTGAATGTTTTAATAAATCGAGTGGCGAACTACATAATGTCTATTGGTTTGTACCTGAAATTGAAACTTATATATGCATAGAATGTGGGTTATGGCAAAAGTATTATACTGATTTATTTAATGAAGTATCTATGGAGTTTGAAGATACATATTATTATGAAGAAAAGATGTTGCCTTGGGATTGGAATAAAGAAGGGGTTAAGGCTTATTTTAGAAATGGTATAAAATATGAAATTGATAAAAATTATAAGGAGCTTGATGAGTTTCTATAATTAAATAAATTTAAAGGGTTATTAATCTGGTACAGAGATGCCATATACCACTTGTTTTTTATACCCTTAAACCTAAAAATTACTCCATATTAGCATTAAAAATTAACTTAAATTAGAGTGATATACTTTGTCGTCAATACAATTAAAATCGTTTCTAGGGGTAAAATAGAGTATTGTACAAGCTTTATAGCAGTATAACTAATAGTTAGTATGCAAAAAAATGAGTATCGTGTGGTAAAACGTGAAAATCTCTCAATACGTTGATATGACTACAATAGAAGGCTATAAAAATTCATATTTTGAAAGTGATAAATCTTACTTAAATATTGATATTACTAGAATAGAAGATTATTTCAACTTCTCAGTATATGGAAGCATATATTTTTAAGAGGTGTACCTATAAAAAATGATACTAAAATGCAGCCATGAACTTTTAAAATGTTGATATATCGGTGCTTTAGAAGGGGTGCTTAAGATTATATAGGAGATATAAAAAAATTCAAGTTAAATTGCCATTATCGTGTTTTCAAAATTATATCTAACCCATTGAAAATACAATGTTTGTTAATGGTGCTTTTAACACTATCTATAGGGAGGATAAAAGAAAGATAAAGTATTGATTTAATCATCCACTTTAAAAATAGCAGTATCAATGGGTTGAGGGGTTATCTCCAGAACTCTATTAATGAGTATATATGTGTAAAATAAACAACACATATTAAACATATTAAAATTGAAAATTAGGGTTAAAAATTTCACCGAGTTTTTTTTAATGGTGATGTTTCAATGGGTTAGGCAGTGTATCATCTGAGACCTATGGATAGAAAGTTTAAAAGCCTTTTTATATATTTTTTAACTTTACAGATTTAATAATAAGAAAGGAAGTGATTTTATGAATGAGCAGCAAATAAGAGAAGGACTAAAACGATTAATAAGACTTCATGGAACTTCTGCACAATTTATAGCTAATAAGATAGGTAAAAGCAGGGAAACAGTTACAAAATTTATTAACGACAAGTTAAATTTTAAACTAAGCAAAGAAACATTAGGATTATTCGAGAATTATTTAAATGAAAGGATGTAATTAAATTATGGGAAAAATATTATTAACATTATTAATCTCGGTAGTAGTAAATTTTATTATAACTAAATTGTTTACAAGAGAAATAACAAAGAGTTTTGATAAGCAACTGCAAGACTTAGAGGAAGAAATGGACAAGTATTACTCTAGTTTCATAAGATAATTAAATACATAGATAGTTGGATGGAGTTTAATCTCTGTCCAGCTTAATTTAGAAAGGGAGGTTTCGATTATGAAAGTAAATGAAACAGATCAAAGAAAGATATTAGCAAAATTAAAATATGAGGACAAGTCAATTAAATGGCTTGATACGGTTGACGGTATGGGTTTTCCGATGTTGACTACCACATATAAAGGAAAGATATATGATGTATGTGTAAATTACGAAGATGGTAATGCGATAGTTTATAAATTAAATAAATATGGCGCAGGTGAATGTAAGAACATGCCTTTTGATTTTGTTGCTAGGTTTATTAAAGGTACAATTACCGTTATGAATGATATGGAATTACGTTTTCAATTCAAGAAGTAGGAGGTTATATGAACATAAGTCAAGAAGGAAAGAAGATAAAGATCGATAAAACTGTAGAAGAGTACATAACTGAAATGAAAAAATGGAATCCCGTACATATTAAGCAAAAGGAATTTATAAATAAGCTGGTAAGTAGTATATATTTTGATGAAAAGGAAGTAATAAATGTATGCCCATCTAGATGTGGAATAGGGAAATCGACAGCTATTAATGCAATACTCTATAGGTTGGTTAATGGTGAATTTGGAGAAATTACAGAACCGATAGATGGAGTTGGAGCAATATTTGTAACTGACAGTTTGGAAAGACTTGAGAAAACATATCAATATAAGAAGTTAAAGAATTTTGCATACTTAATGAAATATAATCAGGATATTGTCGAGGTTGAGAACAGAAATGATTTCAGGCAACAAGTCATAGATCAGTTTAAATATCCGATACTTTTATTAACTACTCAAAAGTATTTCAAAATGTCTTCAGAAGAAAGAGAGATTTTATATAAATGGAAAGGAGGAAAAAGAGAATTATGTTTAATGGATGAAAAACCATACATTACCCAATCAATTGAAATAAATGAAAGATATTTAGCAGATATAAGTGTTGCTATTGAAGAAATTAGAAAGTGTGACGAAAAAGTATACTTACTTAAAACATGGAAGGCTATTTATAATGATTTAGATATTATAAGAGATACTATGTCGGAAAAATATACTACCATGTGGTTAAAAAATAGTAAGAAATGTTTATTATTTAGCGAGGATGAAGATAAGAAATTCTTTGAAACACTTTCTAAATATGTTAAGAGTAATATCTATGACAATGTGCTAAGACTAAAAGATATATATACTAATGGGTGTTTATTTATCTCTAGCAATAGTATTGATTCTGATAATAGTAGAAAATTTATACTTACATATAACAATATAAACAAGTTTGACATAGATAAATGTAAATATTACATATTAGATGCCACTGCTAAATTTGATATAGATTATATGATTGATATTGATTTAATAAAGTACATGGATATAGATGATAAGAAGGAAGAAAAAGATATAACTGTTAATATGATACCATTTTCAACAAGCCAAAAGAAACTTAAAGATACAGGAGAATACTCTAATGCTAATGTTATATGTAATTGGATAAATAAGAGTTTCAAAGATGTGTTGGTTGCTTGTAATAGAGGGGCGAATGGAATCATATATAACAAGTTCAAGAAGAAACTAAATACTGATAATCTAGAATATTACGGAAATATAAAGGGGAAAAACAGTTATGAATCACTCCGTGAAATGGTACATATAGGATTTAATAGATTTTCGGATGTTACTTATTTAGTTAATTATATAGTACTTTACAGCATGAGTGATATATTCAATAACTTAAGCAATGAAGAGATATTAAATAACATAGAAATTCTATTAGAGAGTAAAAAAGGTCAATTTGTGGATTTGAAAATGAAATCTATCTTTAGAAGCAGATGTATTGTTGATACGGTACAAAATGTTATGAGAATTAAATGTAGACATTTCACTAACACAGAACCATGTACAATATGGATAATAACAAGTGCTTACTATGAGGATGTTGTAACAAGAATAGCTGATAATATTGGAGCAGACTTTAAAATGTTCTTACCGAGAGAATTTGAGGATGCAAAGGTTATGAGTAGAAAGGCATCTGACGGAAAAGAAATGACTAATCCACAAAAGATTATGAAATATTTAAATGGACTTGAAAAAGGGACAACCATTAAAACAAAGGATATTTATGATGGTACTGGACTAAGTAAAGACCAATTAAATGAATGTAGAAAGTCTAATGAATTTATAAAAAAATGGTTTGAATGTCATACATCATCGAGAGGGAAGTATGTAATTTAGTAATAGTTAGTGTGGGTTTCTCTAATATATATATTAGGGATTACCCCCCTAAAATAATCAATCAATTGTAAAAGAATATATGGAGGGGTGTGGGGATACCAATAATCATAATAAGTGAGTGCCTTGTGCCGAACGTTTATGATTTCCCCACAAAGACTAACGCACAATTACAGCAGAGCTGAATTGCTTGTTATGTTTGTCAGCCTTGTTCCAAGTCAGCCAACCATTAATAAAAATATACTCAATCAATAAATAGATAATTATAAATAACCTACAAATGGCTTGAATTGGTAAGAAAATATGGATTCTATTGAATTTTAGAGTGTAAATGAATAGTTATAATAATTAGTTCACAAGAATGAATAGAAATGAAGACTATTTGTTATCTTCACCATGAAGGAAGCAAAATAGGTTAAAGACATTTTTGACGATAACTTAACTGATATTCAGAGTGAAGGATAGTTAGTAACCGAAATTATTCGGTAGCTAAATGTATTATACATATCAGTTAAGTTCCCAATGCTGGGAATTATGCAAAAGTGAGAAAGATAGATAAGCAATGTTCTTGGAGGACATAACGTAGATTCGCCAATATAGGCGATTTTGAAAAAGGAAAGTGAGTACAACGAAATGTTCTTAAAGGACATAACGTAAGAGAATCCCCCGATTTGGGGAGGAAGTGTAACCAATAAAAACATGTCGTTTAAAACTACCTGTTTTTAATTAAGTTCCCTTTTAAAAAGGAGGCAGAAAGGAGTGAGAGGATGGAGAGATATGTAAGAGTCTTTAGGAAAGATATAGCAATGCAGCTTATAAATGAAAATTATAAGTTATTAAAAACAGAACCAAATTGGAATTGTCCAAAATTAAAGGTGTTTATCTTTGATGAAGTAGACGGAATAAATAATAGATTAAATGAACTAATACATAAATAGATTAAATTATCGAAATTATCAAATATCAAAAATCGAAAGGTGGAAATAAAATGGAAAGTAAAGATTTAAAAAATGGAGTAAAAATAGCGAACATAGAAGGAAAGTGGATAAATAGAACTGGTGATAAAAATATTTATGAAGCTAAATATAAAACTAAAACTGGTAAGGTGGTTGAAATAGGATTCAATAAAATATTTACAGCTACAATGCCATATAGCTTGGAAACACTAAGAGCATTTGATAAATATAAAGATAGATTTTATTCAGATGAAAATGGAATATGGACAAACTTATTCTTAAATTTAAAATTTAGTAAAGGTGATAAAGTTGAAATAAATGGCAAAGTAAAGAAGATAAATAAGAAGGATATAAGAAAAGATATATATATTAATGATTTTACTTATAATAATGTGGAATATACATTTTTTAAACGTGGAGGAAGTAAGGCTAGAACAGCAAATGTAATAATGGTTGATAAGAAATGTTATGAAGAGTTATTTAAGCCTTGTTTATTGGGATTAGAATTGGAAAAGGATGAACCAATTGATTTAACAAGTCTTGAGGCTTATATAAGTCTTATCATGAGTAGTATAATAGGAACTATTGACATAAATAAGGACGAAATATTAATAATTGATGATGTTGAAAGTGAAGAATTTAAAGCATATCAAACTATAACAACATTAGAAGGACAAGGTAATGCTGATTATTTCAAGGTTATAAATAATTTAACTGATGGTCAAGGATTACTCGATGAAAGTATATTTATAGAAAATGAATTATTAAAAACTTCTACATGTGCTTTGTTGAGAAATGACTTCTTAAAGTGTAATGCGTTGAGAACAAGACTACAAAAATATTATAGCGAAAATGGAATAACTAAAGTTTGGGATATGTATAGAGGATGGATTGATGCAAGTAAAATAAAATTAGTAATTACTCCATCAAGTTGTAAATATCTTAAATTTGATTCCAAGTTTAATAGTGAAAAAGAATGTTATTTGAATTGGTTAAACAATATACCAGAAATATTTGGAGTAGTTAAGACGGATCATAAAGGTAATTATGGATATTCTAATAGGTTAAGTTATCAAATGATAAATTCAATGAACATAAACAAAGAAGAAATGAATGAGTTAATGAAGGATGAGATACGTTATTTAAAATTATTAATTAATAATAGCGAGGTTGACTCGGTAGAGTTAAGGAAAATGAATAAGAAAAATAAAGCAGATGAAAGAGTTAAGAGAAATAAGATGAGTTACTACATTAATAGTATAGGTAAAAGCGATGAGTTAAGTACTGATGATATGATAACAGCTTTATTGAAAAGAAATACAGATTATAGATTTACAGATGCTTTTAAAATTCACAAAAAACATCAGATAGAATCTTATTTATATAACTTAAGATTAGGGAAGATAAGAATTAAAAATAGTTTATATGCTATTATGATTGCTAATCCATATACAATGTTGAAGGCAACTATTAGAGAGGGTAATAAAATTATATCTAAAGAAGATGTAGTTGAAACAGGAGCAGAGTGTTATTGTCCTAGATTTGGAAATACTGTTGAATTGCTAAGTATACGAAATCCTCAGATAAACGGGGGCAATGTTTATCATATGACTAATAGGTATCATGATGAGTATAAATGGTTTGGATATGTTGAAAATGACGTACATAAACATGATTTCGTAGTTTTTGTTAATGCATGGGATGTTGACATAATGAACAGATTGCAGGGCTGTGACTGGGATATAGATACTACATTCTTAACAGATAACAATTTGCTTGTAGAGAAAGCAAGAGAAAATGAAGCTTATGCAACTCCTGTAAATGGTATAAGCGGTAGTAAGATGATAAAAAGGTATAATAAAAAAGAACTTGCTAAACTTGATAATTACCTTGGTCAATCAACCATGAACATTGGTAAGATAGTTAATAAAAGTGCTATATTTAATGCTTATATGTATGATGCAATTAATACAGGTAAAAGTGAAGAGTATATACAGGCTTGTTATGATGCTAGTAGTGCATTAAGCTCTTATAGCCAAATAGCTATAGATATGGCTAAAAAGTCTTTTGTGGATAAAGAGGGTAAGCCGTTATCACTTATAAAACTTATGAATGAATTAAATCGTATGGAAGTCGATGGTGAAGAGATATTACAATATAAAAAAGGTAAAAACGATAAAAATGAAGATGTTAAATATATGGTAGTTCCTGAGTTTTTTAAGTACATTGCAAGTGATAATAGTTATAGAACTACAGTAAAAATGGAATGTGGCATGGATTACTTAGAGGAGATATTAGATAATTTTAAAATTAAAGCTATGAAAACAGATAGCATTAAAGTTGAAGAATTATTAAATGATCCTAGCGGAAGACGAAATAATAAAAAAATGGATCATGCTAGAAAGATTATAAGTGAATGTAGTAGTTCATTAAATAGTGAAAGTGTTATATATGATAAAGATGATACTAAGGAAAAACAAAAGGAAAAGTATAACCTACGTAAATATTATAAATCTAAAGCAGTTAGAGAACTAAAAGAATTAAATTTAAATTCTAAAACAATATATACTATATTAGCTAGAGCTTTTGATATTGCTGAAGATAAAGATAGTGAAATTTATTTATTGGATAAAGATGGAGAGGTAGTAACCTATACTGATAAAGATAACAATATTATACCAGTTAGAATTAAAGAGTTTAAAGAGGTTACAAGTTTATGTATGACACTATTATTTAATGCTTATAAGGATGAATTTATAAAATGCTTCAAAGAAAATAACTATAAAAATGAATTAACGAAAGATGTTAAAAATGTATGGAGGTAGTCAAAATGTTGAAAAATCAACGAATAAAGGCATCACCATAACGACATATTATGGTAGTATATGTAACTACTAACATGATGCGAATTAAGTAGGTCAGGTCGCTATTTGGCAATGCGATAAATAAGTATGCAGCCTTACCATGGTAAGATCAAACGGGAGGATGGAAAAACCCATTCTCCTTTTATTTTAAAAATATTTATAATTATCTAATTTTAATGATATATCAAGCTGTTTGATTTGTCAAGAAAAAGATTTTAAATGGAAGGTAATTGTATATTTGTGTTGAATTACTAATATAGAAAGGTGGTAATTGTATGAAAGAGGAAAAGGTTTTGAATTATATATTTGAGGCTATATACTATTTGGATAAAGCAAAAGGAGAGTTGGATATTATAGCTGATTATTTTGAAGATAGGATTAAAAAGAGGAATTCAGTTAGAGCTTTTTACGATGAATCTACCGATAAGTATGTGCAATATATGAATAAGATGTATGAATTTGTTGAAAGGGTTAAATTGTACATGGAATTGAGTGGAGATGAAGAAGAATTTAATAAATTGTTGAATATGAAGAAGAAGGTTATTGATAGTATTTTTGTGACTTATTCAGAAGATTCAAGTGAGGATTGCTTGATTAATTACAATGATTTATGCAATAATCAAATTCATTCCATGGATGAATTTAGAGTATATTTAAAATCTATATACAATAAATACATAGTTAGGGATTAGCATTGCTAGTCCTTTTATTATGTCTTAAATTAGGTTGTTAGAGTTAATATGATTTATTAATTTTATAGAGTCTAATTTAAGACTTAAACTCGAACATGAGCATCAAAAGCTGGTTCGTAAACTCTAATCCTATATTAAGTTTAAAATCTTAATATACGTTTGCATAAAGTTGTTGGAAGTCTTGCTACTTAACGGAGTTCGAATCTCCCCCTCCTTTTTATTATTGCGAAGTAGCTGAGTAGATCACACATTAGATGAAGGTAGTAACTACCTCGGTAGAAATACTGGACTACAAAGAGTTGGGAATCTCAATAAAAATCCCATTTAAATGAATTTATAGGCTAAGGTGCCTTTAAAGATATATTAATTAAGAAGATAAAGGAAGAAGGATGTAAAGAATGAGAAGAGAAATGAGAAAGAAATTGATGAGTAAAGAAGAGATGATTAGAGAAATTTTTGGCGAAGAAAAAAGAGACGTTAAAGAAGTTGCTAAAGAGATTGTAGAAGTGTTAGAAGAAAAATTAGAAACTAAAGTAGAGTATAGTTATTGTAAAAGTGATAAAAGTGTTTATCTAAATGTATTTCTAAATAAATATGACTATGCAAAAGTGTCTTTTAGTTGTAAGTATAATTTAGGATTAGACACATATGTATCAGTAGTGTTAGATAAATTAAAACAAAAAGATTGCGTAGTGCATAAAGCATCTAGATTAGAAAAAATAATGGTAGACATGATTAAAGAATATGAATCTGAATTTTATATTATGGATGGTGTAATATGTCTAAATAATAATGAAATAGCAGCATTAGAGGATGTTAAAGATTATAGTATAAGTGAGTGCGAAGAATGTGTAATAGTAACTTTGAGAGGAAATGATGAAATGATTATATGTGACTTATTAGAAAATGAGTGTGATGTATATGAGGAAGACAGTAAAAAAGTTATAGCATTTATTAGATAAAGTGTAGATATTGCGAATTAAATAGGAGGTAAATTATGAGAAAGTGTTTAAGAGGTTTTTGTCCTAATGGAGAAAGTAAGTGTTGCTTAGAATGTGAAGATAGAAGTGCTTGTAGTAAACTTGGAAAATGCTCTTGGGATAATGATAATTTAAACTTAGAAGAGTGTTCAGAAAAGATATAATTCGTCATTCAAATCGAAAATGTACATAGAAGGGGTTAGCTAAATGGCTGACCTCTTTAATTATATTAAAAGTTAATACACCCTTTTTATTCATGGGAGAGATGAATGTGAGTTAATTTAATTAATTTAAAATAGAAAGGATGTGTATTTATTTAGCTAGAATTAACGGTAGCTGAATAGGAATTATGAAGAACAGTAAAGAGTACATGAGAAAATGGAGAGAAGAGAATAGGAAGACTTACAAAGAATATCAGCGTAATTATTATGTTGAGAACAAAGGGAAATGGAAGGAATATAATAGTAAGGATAGTTTTAATTGTGTTTACAGAATTTTAAATACAGATGGTGATGTCATTAGAATAGGATCAACAAGCAATTTGAGGAAGAGGATAAGCAATTATATGTCTGAGAAGGTGTTTAAAGGCTGGGGTATATGGAAATGGTTCCATGTCTTAAAGGCTGATAAAGTTGAATATATCATGGTAGATAGTCGTGAAAAGGCATTTGCACTAGAATGTGTGTTACTTAAACAAGAAACACCTTTATTGAATACCAACCAGGTGAAAACTGATTATTTTGATGAGTATATAGAAAGTTTGGGAGATGTATCAGACATTGAAGATTTATGGGAAGAATATGATATAAGCAGGTATAAGAATATATACCTTAATTTATTATAATTTTTTATATTTAGAATTCCAAACATATTTATCTAATTTTATTATACCAAAATGAAAAGTAAAGTCAACAGAAAAATAAAAATAATTTAAAAGGTGGTGATAAAATGTTGAAAGATGATTATGGATGGGAAGAAATAAGAGGATTAGAGCAAGTTATTTTCTTTATATATTCAGAGTTAGAAGTTGAACCAGTAGCTGAGGAAGGTAGAACTATATTCTATGTTAATACTAAAGATTCGAAATATGACGATGTTATGATGACATGGCTTAATGCATTTCATGATATGAGAGGTGTAACTATAGACTACAACAGATATTTAAAAAGTCAAAAATATGTTAGAAATATTATGGCTATGAATAGAAAATAAGAATAGAAGAATTGAAGAATTAAAGAAGGGAAGAGTGAAGAAGATGTTAGATTTATTATTAGTAATTTTAGAAAATTTAATTTGTACAGTAGCACTTGTGATTTGGTTCGTTTGTAGCTTTGCTATTGTTGGAGCAGGATTTAAAGCCTGTGACTGGATATTTCACAAATATAATAAGGTTAAAAAGGTGGAGTAAGATGGCTATAGAAATTAAAAAAGAAGTTACTCACTACTATTACTATAATCTTGACAATAGCGATAATAATAGACGATATATTGATGATATAGAAAAAGTTAAAACTATTTTAGGCGAAGACAATATGAAATCTTGGCGACCTGATTATACGGGTTACGGAAGAATAGATTATAAGGCTGCAAGCAAGGAGTTGGTAGGAAATGATGAATTGCTTTAAGTCTTACAAGATAGAGTTCAGGTATGAGTATGATGCAGAATTAAGATATATCTATAAAGAAGTAGAGAAATTTAAGAAGAGATTCAAAGATTATAATGTTATAGAGTATTGCGATGGACTAAATAAAATATATCGTGCAAGTGTACATATAAATATTGATAATTATAGAATTAATGATACTAAGGATAAAGAAGTTCTTATGGATATTGAAAATAAGAATTATTATAAAAATTGGATGATTCCCTGCAATGGTTCAGAAGATTTAACTATGGCAGAAGCACAAATTAATAGTTTAAAAGATAAATATGGTAAGTTTGTTAGAGCGGAGAAGATAATGAATGGTAAAGATATTTTAGGTTATTCGATAACCGTTGGGAGTAAGTAGATGAATAGATATAAAATAGTGCTAAAAATAGGTGATACTCCGTTTGAGTTTGAGTGTTGGGATGATAGTAAAGATTTCATGAAACATATGGAGTATTGCTACTATATATCAGGACTTAGTAAAGAGTTACCTATAGAAATATCAGAAAAGAAATTAATAAAGGAGATATAAAAGGATGAAAAAAGTTAAAAGAATATTATGTGTAATGTTAGTATGTTTATCAATGAGTGTATTTGTAGGTTGCAATGAAGCAGATAAAGTATCACAGAATTTATCCAAAGAAGCAGATAATTTTAATGTTGTTAGGGAAATAACAGTTATTAATTGTCTACAAGGTGATGTTCTTTTCCAGATGTCAGGTAAAATGTCTATAAAGGCTGATGTTTCGGACAACCAATTAGAAGTAATTGTAGAAGATAACGGAACATACGTTAAACATTTTATAGGGTTAAGTGATAATGTTACTTATGTAGTAGAGGACTTAAACTTAGGTGCAAATGATGTATCTAAATACAAATATACCTTGAATTTTAATCCTAAAATGTGGTTCCCAATTGAAGTTGAAACTATAGATTAACCGTAAATAAAAAAAGGAGAGATATAATTATGGAAAATAATAAAAAACAATTAATAGGAAAAGAAATTAAATGTAAGAACTGTGGCAGAACATTTATATTTACTGAAGGAGAACAAGGTTTTTATAAGGAAATGAATTTTGATGAACCAAAGAGATGTTTCTATTGTAGAAAAAAAGCAAGAAAACAAAAACAAGGTGAGTAATTATGGTTGAAATGTTATTAATTACGATGATAGGAATTATAGGTATAGGATTCATGGCAGATCATTATTATAATAGAGAAAAGATAGACAGACTAGAGAGAAAATTATATAAGAAATAAATGATATATAGAGCTTATTAGAAATAATAGGTTCTATTATGTTATTTATATACACTATATGTTGTGGTTCGAAACTGTAATTAATGAAAAATGCACTATATGTAGTGTGTAAAAATGTAAATATAATTGGAGGTGAAAATTATGGGTTTAAATGATAAACAGAGTGAAGTTATTGATTTGTTAGTGCTTGGAAACATGAGTAAAGAAGCCATTGCAAAGAGTGTTGGTGTTGCTCCAAAGAGTATATATAATTGGTTGAATAAGAATGTGGAATTTAAGGCAGAACTGCAAAGGCGTACAGAGGTTTTCAATGATACAAGAATGGGAGAGGCTAAGAAGAAATTAGCAGTTCATTTAGATAATGCTATTAATAATATAATAGAAATCATGAATGATAAAGATAACCCAAAGAGATTTGAAGCAACTAAGTATTTGATAGATAGAAACTTAGGGAATACTACAACTAAGGTAGAGCAAACTAACAAAACAGAAAATGAAGATGACAAAATACAGGATATCGATTCATTGTTGGAAGAATTAAAAGATGATATTATCGAAGAAATTCAAGAGGATAATATCGTAATACAAAGACCTAAAAAACAAGGTGCTTAATTGTGAATAATACCCTTTTATACTTGAAATTGCATTTTAGATGTGATAAACTTAAAATATAAGTGAATAATACCCTATAATATGTATTTTAGGGTAAAAAGTATAGAAAGGTGGTAATTCACTATGAGTAGAAAAATACCAGAGTTTCTAACAATCGAGGAGCAAAATGCACTAATTAATGTATTTAATACACGCTATTTTAACAGTATCAGAAATAAAACTATTATAATATTAGATTTAAATAGTGGGTTACGACTACAAGAATTAGTAGATTTAAAATGGAAACATATAAATCTATCTACTGGACAGTTAAAAGTAGTCCAAGGTAAAGGAAGTAAGGATAGGATATTATGGTTAGGTGAAGATGTATTAGAAGTAATGAGGGCGTGGAGAGATCAGCAGTATAATAAATTAGGTGAATGCGAGTATGTATTTACTACAAATACTAAAAAACAGATAGATGTCAAGGCTATAAGAGATATGATTACTAAGTACAGTGATAAGGCTGGAATAGATAAACATGTTACAACGCATACATTAAGGCATACTTATGCTACAGATTTATTGAGAGCAACTAAGAATATAAGGCTAGTTCAAAAGGCTTTAGGTCATTCGGATCTCAGTACAACTATGATATATACTCATATTGTTGACGATGAGTTTGAAGATGCTTTAAAGACATTTAGAAGTAAATAAATATAAGATTAAAAGATTTAGATTGATTTCTAAGTCTTTTTTTATTTGGGGGTATATTCTATTTTTCAGGTATATGGATTCATGGCGACAAGTTACACAAAATTGTGCAATATTTTCCAGAAATGAATATAAGGAGGTGCTAAAAATGATTTACTACGATAACAAACAATTTGAAACAGAATATAAATTTGAGGTATATCTATTAAGTAAATACCTAACAAAACATTACAATCAAGATACAGCTATTAAACTAATAAAAAAACATTCTAAAAATCTTGATAACTTAGCCAAGTCATTAGCTAAATCAGATATAGGCTTCTTTTGTGAATATTTTTTAATGGATATATTTGTTCCTGCTGACGGAAATTTAGCTAAAAAACTAAGTCCAGACCATTATGAATTATGGGAACTAGCAAACAGGACTTTTGTAAAAGATGAAATGGATAAAGTAAACATAGTATGTCCAAGAGGATTTGCTAAAACTACAATATTTGATATGGCGGTAATAGTTTGGTCTGTATGCTATAAAGAATCAATATTTACAATTCTTATTAGTAAGGACAATTTAGGAGCTATAAAATTTCTTGATGATATTAAAAAAGTATTTAAAGAGAATAAAAAAATAATAAATAGTTTTGGTAAATTAATTAATAATAAAAAATTCACTGTAAATGGAAATGAAATAGAGTTTACTAATGGTTGTGACCTTCAATCGGTTGGTTCAGGTACTTCAATTCGTGGTAGAAAATACAAAAACAATAGACCTACATTAGTAATTGGAGATGATGCTCAATCTGATACAGACATATTAACCGACGATGCACGACAAAAGAAATATGACCTATGGTGCAAACAGGTTGAAGAGGTTGGTAATACTGCAACATATAGAAATGGTAAGAAAATAAACAAATCTACTAAGATAATTTCTATTGGAACAATACTGCATATAGATTGTTTAATTTCAAGGTTATGTAGAAATAAATCATACTATACGATGTTAAAGAGAGCTATTATCTTGAAGCCAGAACAAAGTGTAGATGATATATTTGAAAGTGAATTATGGTTAAAGTGTAAGAAGTTATATTTTAATGATAAGGCTGAGAATAGTAAAGATGAAGCCTATCAATTTTACCTAGACAATATAGAGAATATGAAATTTCCTGTGTTGTGGGAGGATAGTTGGGATTGCTTTAACGATTTAGCTGTTAAGTATTGGGAAAACAGACAAACATTCATGAGTGAGAAAATGAATGATGCTACCTCGATAGGTGAAAAGTGGTTTAAATCTGTATTAACTCAAACAAAAGAAGAGATTGAGCAACATGAATTTATAAAGACTATGTTATGTATAGACCCAGCATCAACGACCAATAAGAAGTCAGATTATACTGCAATGGTTGTTGGTAGTACAGGAGTTAATAACTTTAAATATATGAGGGAATTGGTGTTAGATAAATTAGAGTTCAATAAATACTGTGAAAAGGTAGTTGAAGTATTATTAGCTTATCCTGATATAACGCATGTTTATATAGAGAAGAATACATATCAAGGTGCCGATATTATTAAAATTAAAGAATTAATTAGTACTAATGATATTTTACATAGACGAAACTTAGAATTTATAAATGAAATGCAACGTTCTAACAAAGATGAAAAGATATCTACTATTATTGATAATGTTAATAATGGACAAATTATATTTGTTGATAATAATAAAGAATTTACTGATTTGATATTAGATTTTCAAGGTCAAAAGTATACATTGCATGATGATAGTATTGATATAACTGCTGAATGCGTGAGAAGACTTGATGACATTAAATCTAATAATAAAATAACTCTATTAGATAGAAGATTATTAGGATTATAAAGGAGGGATAAAGTGGAATATAATAAAGAAATAGCTGTAAAGTTATATGAAAAATATAAATTAGACTTAGGAAAATACAAGCATATAGCAGAGTATTTTAAAGGTAATACAGATGCTAAGAAGAATTATCCTCAAACCGATAGAAGTAACAATTTTGAAACATACAACTTTATTAAGAAGTTTACGATTGAAGAAGTAAGTTTTATGGTTGGTAATCCTATCACATATATTTCAGCTGAAGGAAATATTGAAAGTATCAAAAACATTGAAAATATAATAAATCAACAAAAGGGAAGTTTAGATAGTGAGTTATGTCAGGCTATGTTAACCTATGGACATGCATATGAAATGTATTATTTGGATGAAGGACAGCTTAAGATAAGAGTAGTAAATCCATTAAATAGTATAGCTTATTGCAATGTAGAAGACGAGGTAGAACTATTCTTATATATATACATGAAGGAACTTGATGACAATGTATATATAGATATTTTTGATGATAGTTATATTTATAAGTGTGATGAAAATTTTAATGTATTGGAGACAATACCACATTATTTTAAATGTTGCCCAGTCTCTAAAGCTGAATTAATGAATGGTATTAATGATACTTTGTATTCAGAAATTAAGGAATTACAGGATAGCTATGAAATAAATCAATCTACTTATTGCAATGAGATACAAGACACTAGATTGGCTTATTTAGGCTTATACGGTGCAAGTATTGACGATGAAGATGCCACAAAAATGAAGGAAATGGGTATTATTCAATTGCCTATTGCAAACTCAAAGGCAGAATACATAATCAAAAATATTGATCCTAATTTTATACAAGGGCATATCTCAGAATTAGAAGATAAAATGTATCAAATATCTCAACATATAAATCATAATATAGGCATGGTTTCAAATTTATCAGGCACAGCTTTGGAAAATAGACTTATTGCACTTAGAAATAAAATAACTACTAATCAAAAATGCTTAACAAGTGTATTGAAAAAGAGGATTAAATGTATATTTACATATCTTAATATATCAGAAAATGCCAATTATAATTATAATGATATATCAATTAAATATACGATGAATGTACCTTCAAACGATACTGAAATGGCTGATATTATATCTAAGTTAAGCAATAAGATGTCTATAAAAACAGGACTAAGGCAGTTAAGTTTTGTTACTAACGCAGACAAAGAATTTGATGATATGATGCAGGAACAGAGAATTTTAATGGATTTTATGGGTGATTTAGATAACTTAAAGGAAGTTGATGTAAATGAAACTGAGTAAAGATCAAGAATTATATAGGCAGCTAACAGAACAATTTGCAGAGGAGCTTTATAATTTAGCTGAAAAGGATATTAATAAAATATTATTATTGCAAAAGAATGATAGAGATATATTATTAGTAGAGTTATCAAAAATTATGATGCACTATAACACTACAGATAATGTATTAAATCTTAGTAGTACTGAAAAAGTAAAGATAAGTAATAAGTTAAATAAAGTTATTAATGAGGCTATGAAAGAAGAGATTAAGTCTGAAACTGATAAAATAACTGAGATTTTAAAGAAGAGTGGATTAGATAAATATTATACTAATTCTTATATATTATCTTTAGGACTTATTTTCACCATAAAAAAGGTTGATGATAAAGTACTTAATAGGATTATAAAGAAAACTATTAAGGGCAAAAATTATAGTGACCGAATTTGGGATAATAAGAACAAAGTGGCTAAACTGCTAAGAAACGAAGTTAAAAAGTTTGTAAATGGTGAAACTAATTTAAATAAGATTGAGAAGTTAATTAAAAATATATTTAACGCTAATGCTTATAATACGAAGAGATTAGCACAGACCGAGATTGCTAGAGTTATGGAAGGCTTAAATGATGCATGGCAATGGGAAAATGACATTAAATGGGTTTTATATTCTGCAACCTTAGATATGAAAACATGTAATGATTGTGGTCAATACGATGGATTAGTATTTGATATTGATAAAAAGCCCGTTGAATTACCTAAACATCCTATGTGTAGATGCACCTATATAGCATTGCCACATAAAGGCTATAGACCTAAAACTAGAAGAGATAACGAAAATAAGCACAGTGTAAATTGGACAACTTATGGTAAATGGAAAGAAGAAAATAATATATAAAACTTAATAGGTAGAATACTATTAAGGAGGAAGGAGTTTAAAATGATTAAAAGTGAACTATTAAAATTAATAGAAGGTATTGGTGACGACCAAGATGTAATAGAAACATTAAAAAAGAATGAAGAAATAAAGTCTTTAGCTAAGGACTTTGATGTAACTAAATTAGCATTAGAGGACTTTACAAAACTCTTGCAAGAGAATCCCACTATAAAGGGATATTGGACAAGTGAAAAAGATAGAGCAGTAACAAAAGGAATTGATAGCTTTAAAACTAACAACCTTCAAAAATTAATTGATGAAGCTGTTAAAGCTAAATTCAATGAAGGGTTAACACCAGAGCAAATAGCTTTAAAAGAAATGGAGTCTAAATATCAGGCGTTAGAAAAACAAATTAAGATGAAAGAATTAGAGTCTAAATATAAAGATACTCTTAATGAGAAGGGATTAGATACTAGATTAATGAAATATATTTTATCAGAAAATGAGGATGATATAATTACAAATATTGATTTATTTACTGAAATTATTTCTAGTACAACTAATTTAGAAGTTAATAAAAGGTTAAATGACGCAAGTTATAAGCCACCTAAAAATGATATAACTCCTAAAACTATGACAAAACAAGAATTATTAAATAAGGGTTATGCGTATGCTAATAAATTTGCAAATGAGCATCCAGATGAATATAAACAAATAATGGAATCATAAAACAACCAATAAGAGTGAAATGATATATCTCTTTAGAGGTTGTTTTTATTATGTCTTTTTATAAGCTCGAATTAGACGTTAAAGAAAAATGGCTACTATATTAAAAAAAGAAAGAGGTAATTATAAATGGCACAAACAAAAATAAGTAATTTAATTAATCCACAGTTGATGGCGAATATTATAGACGCTAAAATCTCTAGCAAAATAGTTGTTACTCCTTTTGCAAAAATAGATACTACTTTAGAAGGCGTTGCAGGAAACACAATTAGCGTTCCTTCTTACGCGTACATAGGTGATGCGGCAGACGTGGCTGAAGGTGTGGCTTGTGGTACAACTGTATTAACAGCTACTTCTACTACTGCAACTGTTAAGAAAGCTATGAAGGCTGTAGAACTTACAGACGAAGCAATGCTTTCGGGCTATGGTGACCCAGTGGGAGAAGCAACTTCCCAATTAGCTAAATCTATTGCTTCTAAAATAGATGCTGATTGTATGACTGCTTTACTAGGAGCGACAACTAAAACTTTTGACGGTTCATCCACTAAAATTGGATACAATGGTGTTGTTGATGCTATTGACTTATTTGAAGAGGAAGTAAATGGAGAAAAAGTTATGTTTGTTAACCCTAAACAGGTAACAGATTTAAGAAAAGATGCTAACTTTATTTCTGCTGATAAATACCCAGGGCAAGTTGTTATGACAGGTGAAATTGGTATGATATGCAATACTCATATTGTACCTTCTAAGAAGGTTGTACTTGACGGAACATCAGCATTTTACACTTGTCCTATTATAAAAATAGAACCTGATGTAGAAGTTGAAGATGAAACTCCAGCATTAACAATTTATTTAAAGAGAAATGTAAATTTAGAATCTGAAAGAAACACATTAGCAAGAACTACTACATTATCTGTAGACGAAATTTATACTGCTGTAGTTTCTAATGCTTCTAAAGTAATATTAGCTAAATTTAAGAAATAGAAATTACAATAAATGTAGGGGATAAATCTCCTACCCTATCTTTTAAAATAGAAAGGAGATTATTTATATGTTAAATGAAGCATATTTAGATGATATGGCTATCAATGCTATTAGAAATTATTTAAATGTAGAAGGCAAGGCTAAATGGAATGACACCTATATTATGTTAAATTATGATACTGCTATAGAGTTAATTAAAGATAATTATAAATCCTATATTAATGTTACAGGTGGAGTAGCTAATATTAGTTCTATTTCCCAAGGTGGACAAAGCATTAGTTTTAATAATGGATTAAGCAATGCTTTAATAACGGAAGAAGTTAAAATATTACTTCCAAGACCTTATTTGAAAGTATTTTAGGTGGTGTAGATATGGTGTTTTTTAAGAATGCAGATATTGAAACTACTGTAAAAATTAAAATAAAAAATGAGGTAGGACAATTAGTTGAAGCCTATACTAGAGGTAATAATTCTATAAGGGTTAATATTCAACCTATAGATATTCAAGCTATTAAATACACATGGGGAGAGGATATTAAATCTCAATTTCAAATGTATGCTGATGCGTTGTTTTCAGTAGGAGATATAATTATTTGGCAAAATAAAACTTATGAAATAGAAAAGCACATTCCATGGATTTCATATAATCTCTATGCAATTAAAGATAAGGATGTGGTTGTAAATGCTTGAAAATAACATTAATGATATTAAAAGTAAACTACAATCAGCGATTGAAGAAGCTGTTAGAGAGATAGAAATAAGCGGAGTTGCTGATTTACAAGCTAATGCACCTGTTGACACAGGAGCTTTAAAAAGAGCAATTGCATTTAAGACTGAAAAAGGTGATGATAAATATGTGATTACTTTTGGGTCAATGTTAAAGTATGCGCCATATACAGAGTTTAGAAATAGTACTTCTAAAGGGTGGATGCGAGATACTTTAAATGAGTTAGATGCTGAAAATATATTAATAAAACATTTAAAGGGGGTAAATGATTGATGAAATTATTGCAACAAGAGATTTATAAATTAATATCAATTGATGATAATAATGTATATTCTGATTATTTACCTTCAAAGGATGTTGATAATAATGAATTAGATTATAGCAGAAATATATATATTACTTATAGTCTTAAGAATATTGAGGATTTGGGTTATAAAGATTCTATAATCTTAGAATTAGAAGTTATAAGTAATATAGAAAACAGAACAAGTGTAAGAGATAAGGCTTTAGAACTGGATAAATTGTTGAATGATACATATATAGAAAAATGTGATTCTAAAATAATTAGAAATAATGTTTGGTATATGCCTTTTAATGATTTAGAAGATAGAAAGTCTATGGTTACATTAAGTTATAAAATATTTAAATATTAAGAAAGGAAGTGTTAAGTATGGCTGCACAAAGTTTACAAAGTACAGTAAGTACCAAAAGTACATTTGGATCTGCTAATATATATTTAGTACCTTCATTTGATTTAACACAGTTAGATTCGGAGATTACTGCAAAATTAATTGATGCTAATTTGCTTGTTACAACTGACGATGGTTGTACTTTTGAAGAAACAAAGGAAATTCACAGTACTCAATTAGCTGGATTCAATGAAAAGAGAGTTCAAGGTTTTGAGAATGTAATAAGAGCAGAAGGTAAAATTTCAGCTACAGGAAGATTGGTTAATAAGAAATTATTAGAGGCATCTTTATATACTAAGGATACTAATACATCTACAGCATATGAAGTGTATTCAGTAAAAGAAGGAACGATAGAAGATGCACAGTACAATGATATAGTTATGGTTGGAGTAAATAAAGCGGGTAAAAAAGCTCAAATGATACTTTTACAAAATGCTTATAATGAAAACTTATCTATAGAAACTAAAGCATCTGATGATGGTACTTGTAAAGTAGAATTTGTAAGTGCTTATGATTTGGGTAAATTAAATGAAACACCTTACAAGATTATAACATTAAAAGAAACAGTTTAATTAATAAAGGGATTAGATATATATTCTAGTCTCTTTTTATTTTACTAAGCCTTCTAAAATAGGGGCTTAGAAGGTTTATTAAAGTAAGAGTAAGAAAGGAAGATTAATATGATAAATGAAAATAACGAATTAATAATAACAACTCCCGAGGCAATGGAGGTTATTAGAATTATAAAGAAAATCAATATGAAAGATGATATATCTAACGCAATTAGTAAATTTTCCGATTTAAATGCTAAAAAAGAAAACAAGCTGAATGAATTAAGAGAATTGATAATTAAAAATATAGGCTTTGAAACATATGAGAGTTTATCAGAACTTGAAAAAGAAGGAGTTACACATCAAATTTTAAATGAGAATATTGAGTTTAAATCAGAGTTTGAAAAGACTATGGTACAGGTAAATAGAGATATATCTGGAATGGGAATGGAACTAATTTATAATTTCGCTATGAGAATACCAGATGCTGAAAAAGAAATTTACAAAGCACTAGCAAAAATATTCAATAAACCAATTAAATATTTTGAAACACAAGAATTCGATGTTGCAGTAGAACAGATTAAACAAATATCGCAGAGCAAAACTTTATTAAAGCTTTTTTCATTAGCAACCAAATAGAAGAGTTAAATAATTCCCTCGTGGGAATTCTCTTCAAATCTGGTTGCTATTCTTATATTCAAGATATGGACTTGGAAGAAGCATTTCCGATAATAGAAGGAGTTTATGTTGAATACATGGATTCAAGGCTTTATCAAAGATATTTATTCGATAATATCCTACTTCAACTCGATGGTAAAGGAATGGGATATTCAGATTATATAAATGAAGGAAAGAAGTTTATAAGTAAGCCCGATACCGACTATATAAAAGTTAAAGAAACTAATAAGAATTTATTAGAAAAATTCAAGAAACAACACGTCACCATTCAATAAAGGAGGTGAAATATAAATGGATGTATTTAAATTAAAAGGCTCGGTTGAATTAGATATAAAAGATGTAGTAAGTGGATTAGATAAAGTTGATCAAAAGGTAAAATCCACTGATAAAAGCATTAATAAAATAAGTGACAGTTCCAAAAAAACTTCAGATGCGATGTCGAAAATGAAGAAAATGGGACAAAATGCTATGGGTACTATAGATAAGTGGGCTAAAAGAGGAGCTATTGCAGTAGGTGGATTAGCTAGTGGAATATTAGCAATGGGTATAAAAGGTAATGCAAGTTTAGAAACTTCGATAACCTCTTGGTCAACTTTGTTGGGGACTCAGGAACAGGCTAAGACCATGATGGATGATATTACAAAGTATGCAGCAAAGACACCATTCAGTAAAATGGGTGTTGATGAAATGGCAAAACAATTACATAATGCTGGATTTGAAGGTCAAGCTATGTTTGATCAAATGACTAAATTCGGTAATATGGGTTCAGCGTTTGGGGTACAGGAAGATAGTCTTAAAGAAATGGTAAGACAATATTCTCAAGTTCAAATGGCTGGTACTGCATATACAGAGGATTTAAACATTCTTCAAGATAGAGGAATACCAATATATAAAGCATTGTCTGAAACACTAGGTATTGCGGTAGGCGATGTTAAGAAGATGGCTTCTGAAGGAGCGTTAACTGCTGATATATATAATCAGGCATTAGATAGTATTGCAAATGGTACTGTTGGAGCAATGGAAGCACAAAGTAAAACTTTTAGTGGTATGCTATCAACGATTAAAGATAATGTTGCTAATATTTCTCAAAAAGTTATTAAACCTATATTCGAAAAGATAATAGAGTATATGCCTTTAATAATGCAATTAACAGATGAGTTTAGTGCAAACATTGATAGTGGGAAGGGCATCATGGAAGGAATGAAGGACGCCATCATATCTGTCTTTGGAGAAGATACATATAATAAAATAATGGGAGTAATTGGAGTAGTAAAAAATTTAACTATAGCTTATTTAATCCTTAAAGGAGTTATGGCTATAGCAACAATAATAAATACTTTATCAACCGCTTATACTGCTTTAAGTGGAGCAATGACAGCCTTAAAAGGTTCTACTGTGGCACAAACAATAGCACAATGGGCGATGAATAGTGCATGGTTAGCAAGTCCAATAACATGGATTATAGCTGGAATAGTGGCAGTTATAGCTATATTTGTTTTATTATGGAATAAGTGTGAAGGTTTCAGAAACTTCTGGATAGAGCTATGGGAAATTATTAAAACAGCTTTTGGAGCAGCAAAAGATTGGATAGGTGAAAAGGTAACTTCTTTGGTTGATGGTGCTAAAAATAAATTTGAAGAATTGAAAGACGGAATCATGAAGCCAATAAATTGGGCTAAAAGTAAGCTAAAAGATGCTATAGAGACAATGAAAGGTTTCTTTAAATTCGATTGGTCATTACCTAAGATTAAGTTACCACATTTCAATATATCTGGTAAGTTCAGCTTGAACCCTCCTTCTATACCTAAGTTTAATGTTGATTGGTATTCCAAGGGGGCAATATTTACACAACCTACAGTATTAGGAAATATAGGCGTAGGTGATGCTGATAATGGAAAGGGTTCTAAAGCAGAGGCAATATTGCCTATTGATGACCTAAGAGACATGATTAAAGACTTATTACAAGTTACAATACCTTTATATATAGATAGTAGAGAGTTTGCAAAAGCAACAGCTAAACCTATGAAAGATGAGATAGATGCACTACAAATGAGAGATGTAAGGCTTCGATATTAAGGAGGGATATAAATGCTGTCTACAGATAGTTTTTTAATGGATAGTTTGGAGTATATGTTATATTTTAATGGAAAATATGCTCAACAATTTCAATTAGCAGTTGAGGAATATCCCTCTATTCCTCAACTAAATGAGGATGTAGAAGAAATTGAAATAGAGGGAAGAAGTGGTAACTTAATAGTAAAAAAAGGTACGTATAAAGATAGAAAACTAACATTTAAGCTTAAAATGTTAGATGTTAATAATATGTGGGTTATGTGTGATGGTATATTAGAATGGCTAAATAACATAACTGACAATAAGTTAATATACGATAGAGAAGATAGACATTTTAAAGTTAAAAGAGTTATTGTTGGAGATATAATAAAGGAAGTCGGAAGATATGGAGCATTTGACGTTACTTTTGTATGTAAGCCATTTGCATATGGTAGTAAAACATCATGTTCTTATTCGTCGACAATTAAAAGTACAACTTTAAAGAATGTAAGTAGCTTTAAAGTAGATCCTAAAATCGAAATTACGGGTACTGGAGATATAGGTATTAATATTAATGGTGAAATTGTTACAATCAAAGGTTTAAATGGAACTGTAGTAATTGATAGTAATTTAATGTTATGTTATTCAGGTTTAAATAATTACTTAGGTAATATGAATGGTGATTTCCCACAGCTACAGGTTGGAAACAATAAAATAACATTAAATGGCAATATTTCAAAATGGCATATTGAATGGGATAACATATATCGATAGGTAGGGGTAAATCTCTACCTATTTTTTTTATTTTAAAGGAGGTAGAGGGATAAATGTTAAATAACGATGCAATTGTACGTTGCTTTGGGTTTGATTATAAGTGGGGAGCTAGGCAAAATCCACCACTAGATTTAAAATGTAAATTTATATTAGAAAAAAGAAGTGTATTTGGTGATGAAGTATTAAATAATGCAGATGGATATGTAGATATACCATTAAAAATTAGAAAAGTAAATAAGGATTTAATTTCTGTTCCTATGAAGGGGGCAGAAGTTGAATCCTTAAATAGATGGTTATTTCAAGATTCAAGAGATGAAGAATTAGAGTTAGATGGTTTGTACTATAAAGGTACATTTAGAAAAGCTAATTTGTTTTGGTCACGAAATGCAAGTAAAGATGGGTACGTTAATGTGGTGTTTAGGATGATTAACTTAGCTTATTGTTTACCTTGTGTTATACAAAGAGTTGAAAATAATGAAGAAGATATTATTGAAATTAGAAATAATACCAATGCAGTAGATTTATTAGATACCATAATAGGTGTTGAAATATTAAAGTATAAAAATATTACCACAAATACTTTTACTATTGAAAATTTAACTAATGGTAATAAGGTATCAGTTAATGTAAAAGCAGACGATAAAGAGTTTAATATAGATTCAATAAAATTAAATAAAGGTACAAATCAAATTAAGATAACCACAGATGGTCATATCAGAGTGTTGATTGAGTATAGACCTGTATTTATCAATGTAAGTGAGGTGTTACAATGTCCAAGCCAATCTTAATTAGTATATTTGATAAGAATGAAACTAAAAATAGAGTATTATACGGAAATGGTTTAGCGGTGCTAGATAATATATGTATTAAGTGTATAACTGACGAGGATTTAGTAGGTGGTTATTCACTTGATGCAACATTTATAATTGATGATGATGGCATATATAAAAATATAGTTGAAGAGAATATATTAAAAATAAAAATGGATTATGGTACTGAATTATTTAGAATTGCAAAAATAATACCTTCTACTAATTTAATAGAGATATTTGCAAGACAATTGACAATTTCAGATACATTAGATATTTATTTAAGTGATATAAGACCAACAAACACTAATGCTCAAGGGGCTTTAGATCATATGTTAACTAATTCAAATGAGTATAAAGCAAATAAACCTTATGCAAAGAATTTAGAGCTATTTTCAGATATAACGAAATTGAACACAGCATATTATCAAGACGTGAATCTATATCAGGCGTTGCACGATTCAGAACAAAGTTTTGAGAAAAGATGGGGTTTATGTGAAATACAAAGACGTGGCTATAGAGTAAATCTAATGTCAAGGATAGGACAAGATAGAGGAGTTCAAATTAGATCACGTAAGAATTTAACTGGATTTGAGTATGAAAGTGACGTTGAAACCGTTGTTACCAGAATAAAGCCCAAAGGATTTAATGGTATTACAATAGATGGATATGTAGATAGTGCTTTAATAGGTAAATATTCTAAAATAAAAACTAAGCAAATTAAGTATGATGATATTAAAGTAAAAGATGAAAATAGCGAAGAAGGATTTGATACTTTAGCAGAGGCACAGGATGAATTAATTAGAAGAGCTGGATTAGAATTCACTCAAAATCATATAGATGAAATTAAGGCTAAGTATAATATTTCATTTGTAGCGTTAGAACAAACAGAAGAATATAAGAACTATGCTATTTTAGAAAGAGCTTATTTGGGTGATACCGTAACAGTAGTAGAAGATAAACTAGGCATTAATATCAAAGTAAGAGCCATTAAAAGACGATTTAATGTGTTAAGACAGAATGTAATTGATGTGGAATTATCTAACTATTCTATTAGTAGTAATAAAATAAGCATTGCAGATATAGTGAAAGAAATAGAGAATATTCCTGACCCAGACAATATATTACTCGAAGCAAAGAAAAATGCGGCAGATTTAATTAATGCAGGTATTAAAGAAGGATATTTTACGTGGGACACAAATGGATGGGCAATAATGGACACAAGAGATAAGAATACAGCAACAAATGGGATTAAAGCAACTAAGAATGGAATTGGGTTATTTAAAAATGGATACTATGGTGAAATTATTAGGGCAATAACATCTCAAGGAATTGTAGCAGATGTTATTACAACAGGAGTTCTAAACGCAAATCTAATTAAGAGTGGCGTTCTTAGTACAGTATTAATAAAAAATAGTGATGGAAGTTTTGAAATAGATTTAAGTAAGTCTGGAGGTTGCTTGTTTAGAAATAATGGTAAAAATGCACTTAAGATTGCAAATAATAAAATTGATTTATACTCCTGGGCAGTAGATGGAGATTATATCGGCAGTCTAGGAAGTCTATATGACTCTACAAATAAAGTAGCAATGTTGTCTATGTATAACGATTTAGATAGTATTGTTACCATAGGATATAACAAATCTAACAATACAGTTGGAACTTATATGGAGTTTGACAAATATGGATTAAGAAATGATGCTAACTATCCTATTCAAGTGTGGGAAAACATGAGGTGTAATAGGGATTTAAAAGTAGAAGGAACATTAAGAACAGATTACATAAAACCTAGAGCAGACAATACTGCAATGTTAATAGATTGTACGAACTTAACTGTAACAGGAAATATATATGCATCTAACGTTGGTAGAGCCGCCACAATGGCTTTAGAAAAAGATAGCAATGAAGAATATAGACTTGTTACAAAAGGAGAGTTAATGAGTGAAATAGAGCAATTAAAGGCACAAATAAAGCAATTAAAGGCTTTAGTTGTAAAATAAACAGAAGAAAAGAGGTGATTATTATGAGTCCCGATCTAGTAACGTCAATATCGACTTTGGGGTTTCCTATTGTTTGTTCTATTGGACTAGCATTCGCACTTTGGCGTATGTATTTAAAAATGTCTACCACCCTTGATATGGTTACCAAGACTAATCAAGAATTGGTTTTAACAAATAGTAGTTTAATAAAAAATATAGACACAAAAGTGGACAAGTTAGAAATAAAAGTAGATAAAATTCTAATTAGCAAATAATTAAACTTCGATTTTATTAAAAAGTTTTATTCAATTATGTTTATTTTATGGTAAAATAAGTAATGAAGTCTGATTGTATTTAAGTGTGAATTGAGGAGGCGTTTAGATGAACATAATAAAAAATCCTAGGGCAAAGGTGCCCTTGAGATTATCTATAGTAGTCATATCTATAATTGAAACTGTAATCATTTTTTCACTTTTTCCAGAGTATGCTGGAGTTATAAGTTATAGTGTATTTTCAACTTCAATTCTTATTCAAATATTTTTGGTATTTCAGTTGACAGGTAATGCAGCGAAGAAATACACCAACACTAAATTCAAATTGGGCATATGCTTTTTAATGGTAGTTTTTATGGCAGTTCCATTCCTTATATGTGGAGCTATTCCTAAATATACCTATGATAATGGTAAAGTTATCTTAGCTGAATATTTAAATGAGAAATCAGATATAGAATTTATTGCAAATGATGAATTCATTCCAAGACTTCCTGTTACGCCATATCCCAAAGGATTCCCAAAGGTTATTTTAATTGATAATGAGTTTTATTATTATGAAATTAAAATTGATGGAAAAAATAGATTCTTTTCAATTAATCCTTTAACAGGAGAGGTCTTTGAACTGGAGAAAAGTTTTTATAATTTTTAACTAATTTATTAATAACAGATTAATTCGTAATTTTAGGTTATTGTGAGCGAGGAGAGCAGAGATGCTCTCTTTTTATTTTGGAAAAGTTATTGCTGTAATGAATAAAATAATAAAATTTAAAGGTAGTAGATTGACTTCTACTGCCTTTTATTTTTTCTTCTAAAATATAGTTATTGTCTAATGACATAATACCGTATATAATAGAAGCATAATTTAATAATGAATGGAATGAATTAAGATTTAAATCGATAATATGTTTATTATTAGTACTTCTAACTATTAAGCATTTTCAATTCACGCCGTAAAAGGTATGGAGTTTGACACCGTTTATATAATAAATGCTGTAGATGGATTTATTCCTTACAAGAATAATGATTTAGAGGAAGAAAGAAGACTCTTCTACGTTGGTTTAACAAGAGCCATCAATAATGTTATCTTTGTTGCACCTGATATGATTCGTGGTGAAAAGAAATCTAAATCCCAATTCTTAAAGGAATGTGATTTAACTGCTGAAATGCTTGGTCGTGAAAAGTATAAGGTGGGAGTATCAATTAACCATAAGTTTTATGGAGCTGGTGTTATTGAGGAAATCAACGATGCTAATATTAAAATTAGATTTAAGGATACTTCTAGGAAATTTGATTTTGCTGTACTTATAAATAACGGACTTATTGATGTTGTCAGCTAGACAAAGGAGCTTAACATGAATTATAGTATGGATGAAATAGAAGAACTAAATTTACCTACTATAGAAGATGAAGCTGGATATGATTCCTTCAAGCGAGGTCGTTTTACCATTGTTGTTAGGAAAGAAGCTGACAATCTTCCTTATAGTATTAAAGGCAAAAACATAGTTTTTACAGGCAGAGGACCTTATACCAGAGGAACCTTAATGAAAATGGCAAGAGAGCATGGAGCCTTTGCAACCAGCAACAGTATTTCTAAACACACTGATGTATTAGTGGTAGGGGAGAAGCCTGGAAGAAAGCTTATTATAGCTAAAAGGGGAAATATAAAGATTATTTCTATGGAAGAGTTTTTATCAGAGATAGAATAG